ATTTTTAAGTTTGTAGAAGATGAAGATGACTTTGCTTTTACTAACTATAAGAATCAAGTTGGTGGTCATTTGTATGGAAGTAAGAAGTATAATGCAGGTAACGAATTTAACATACTAGAAGGATTAGATGAGATAGTAGCAGAACCTTTCGCATCAACAGTAATCAAACCCTTATTTGATAATTTGCCTCAATTTATAACTCCTGCTTTATATTCTTATAACGCAGATGACGATACTTCTGAAGGCTTTGATAATAGTCCTAGAATAATGTTTGATAATGGAATCAAGTCTACAGGTGCTTCTTACTATATACCACCACAGAATGGTTTATCTAGTGAGAATCAATCTCAATTCTTACAATTTAGTCATTTGTCAGATGTACCTACAATAACAACTATACCACCTGCTACTACAGATACAAGGGATTTTCACTTTGGAGAATGTCAATTACTTACAGGAGTTGGTAATGCAACGGCTAACAACTTATTTAATATATATTGGCTTCCTTACTACTCGGAGCTTTACAATCCAAATACTAGGATAATGACAATCAAGGTAAACCTTAGTCCTGCTGATATTAATACGTTCAAGTTCAACGATACTGTAATGATTAAGAACAGAGTCTTTAGAGTAAACAAAATAGACTACAAGCCGAACGACTTGGCAACAGTTGAATTTATACTTATACCATAATGTCAATACCATACATATCAGGGTTTTCAGTTAAACCTGCATCAATATCAGGTCTTGGAGTTGTTACCTTTACAGACGGAACAAATGAAGTTACTCCTAATCAATTACAATGTGAAGCTTACGGATATACGTACAATAAAGCAGCAGGGACTTGTTCAACTTTTAGATTTAATACAAACCTTAATAGAAGTTTCAATAACGCAAACAACAGCACAAAAGGGTCTCAGAATGTAACAGAAACAGGAACTAACAATACTCTTATAATGGGAGAGAGTAATACTGTTAAAGGCTTTTCAAGGAATAACATAATATCAGGAAGTGGTAATGAAATATCTAATGGGATAAACAATGCTAATATTTCAGGTGTAATGGGCAAGGCAGTCAGGCAAGGAGAAGATGTCTTAGGCGGTGGCTCTTACAACATAGGAGCAGGTTACACTCAGAGTTCTAAAATACAACTTAGTGGAAAGACTACAAACGAAAACCGAACTAAACTTAACGTTCAGGATATAGTAGGACAGTATATTACATTACAAAGAAATTCCATATTAGGTTTTGAGATATACTTAACAAAATTAGAAACAGGAGGAACGGCAGGAACTTTAACTAATTTCAGTTATCAAGTACACAGGGGGGCAGTAAGGTGTGATAATTCAGGTACTATAACAATTTACAGCTATTCAACAACTACTTTAGCTAATGATGGTTCTGTAGGTACAATGGGAATAGTAGATAGCACTACAGCAAGTATTCCAAGCGTAACAGTAGAAGTAACAGGAGGAGCAGATGTAAACAACTTATGGACGGCAACGGCTTACTTACACGAATTAGCAACAAATATAGCATTTTAAAAAAATAAAACTATGGCAGAAGAATTATATTTAGATGTAAAAACTAATATTGGTCAAGTAACCAAAGATACTAAAGAGTATAAAAAAAGTTTAGAACAAGTAAATGAAGAAATAAATTTACAAACTAAGTTTATAATTGCTCAAGAAAAAGAGTTAATTAAATTAAAAGCTCAGCAAGATGCAATACCTAAAGGAGCGTGGGTAGCAGGTATGGATAAGCTAAATGATAAAATTAGAGAAACTACAGCAGAACTTAATGATGAAAAGAATGGTTTAAAATCATTAAAACAAGAACAAAAAGAAGCTACTCAAGAAGTAAAGAAACATAAGGACGCACAAAAAGAAAACAATAAACAATCTAAAGAAAGTATTGCTGATTTTAAAGTAATGGGTGTTTCCTTAAATGGAGTTAAAAAAGGATTCGCAAAAGTTATCCCAACTGCTAAAGCTATGTTTGGTACTATTAAGGCAGGAATGATATCTACAGGGATTGGTGCTTTAGTAATTGCAGTAATGGCTTTAATGCAATCTTTTAAGCGTTCAGAAAAAGGTCAAGAGAAGTTCCAAAGAATAATGGCAGCAATAGGTGCTGTTACAGGTCAAGTGGCAGATGCTTTTGCAGATTTAGGTGGAATAATAATTGACACTTTTCAAGACCCAATGCCTGCTATGAAGTCGTTTGGGAAAGGATTACTTAAATTTCTTAAAGACCCTACAGGAGCAACTAGAGATATGTTTGTTAAAGCAACTATAGCTGCTAAAGACTTTGTTGATGAAACATCAAAAGAAGTAGATGCACTTATAGAGGTAACTAATATGCGACAAAAAGCTCATCATATTGATAGGGAATTAAAAGTTGAAAGAGCTGAAGCAAATAGAAAAATAAATGATATTAGATTACAAGCAGAAGATAGGGAAAAGAACTCAGCAACAGAAAGAATTGAGTTACTAAGAAAAGCTCAGAAGATAGAGGAAGATATTACAAAAAAAGAAATTAAATCTAAACAACTTCTTATTGATGCTCAGATTTTGCATATGGAGCAAGGTCATAATAATATTGAGCAAAACGATAAACTTGCACAACTTCAAGCAGATGCCATTAATCTTGATACTAAAAGATTAAGAAGTCAAAGGTTATTACAAACTCAAATCACAACAGCTCTTAATGAAGAAATGGCTGCTAGAAAAGCAAATATGAAAGAATTCACTGAGATGCCTTCTTTCGTTGAGGATGTGTATGGGGAATTAATACTAGCTGATGCAGATTACACTAAGATTATTATGTCTAATGGTAAGAAAAGAACTAATTATGTTAAACAATTAAGAAATCAAGAACTAGCGGCAGCAGGGCAATTTGCAGGAGCTTTAAGCTCATTAGCAGGAGAAAATAAACAGCTAGCGGCAGCTGAAGCATTAATTGCTACTTATTTAGCAGTACAACAAACAATGTCAGATAAAACTATCCCATCAACTGCTTTAAAATTTATAACAGCAGGAACAGTTTTAGCTAGTGGATTAGCTAATGTAAGAAATATTTTTGCTACTAATGTTGGGGCAGGTGGTGGAGGAGGTGGGAATATTCCGTCATCATCTGCCCCTGCACCTCAAATGATGTCAGGAGCGTTTGATATAAGTGGAGGAGTAGCACCTGATGCTATGAAAGCGTTTGTTGTTACTGATGAAATGACAAACAGTCAAAATCAATTAGCAAATATAAGAAGAAGAGCTACAATCTAAAATCAAATAAATAATTAATTAATCTATTATATACTATGCCTTGCGAACAATGTGAAAACGGAAAATATAAATGGGGAAAGACAGGTTCTTGTACCTATGATACTATAGCTGAATGTGAAGAAGCTAATAAAGACTACTATAAAGAAGAAAAGACTACTTCTATAGTTGAGCTAATAATTGGAGAAAATGAAGAACTAGCTATTGATTGCATTTCTTTAGTTTCAGCTCCTGCAATTGAAGAGAATCTAATCTTTATGAGTAAGGCTAAAAACAATTTAACTTTAGCTAAGATAGATAAAGATAAAAGAGAAATTATTTCTCCTGCTTTAATTCCTGATAAGAATATCTATAGATATGACGCTGAAACAGATTCTGACTACTATGTTTATTTTAGTAAAGATACAGTTAAGAATTGTGCTTATAGCTTCTTAAAAAATAACAACCACCACAAAGCTACATATCAACATCAAGACAGAGTATCAGGCGTTCTAACAGTTGAGTCTTGGATTATAGAAGACCCTAAAATGGATAAGGCTAATCTTTACGGATTTAAATTAAAAAAAGGAACTTGGATGGTTAAAATGTCCATAACGAATGATGAGCTATGGGAAAAGGTGAAATCAGGGGATATTAAGGGTCTGAGTATTGAAGGTTATTTCACTTCAAGGTATCAAGAGATGCAAAAAGCAGAACCAACTAATGAAGAAATCCTTAAAGCACTAAACGAAATAATCACAAAATCAAACAAGTAACTAATCTTTCTATTATATATAGAACTTAAAACAAAACTATGGATTTAAAAAATCAAATATTGGTAGCACTTGGTCTTGATAAAGGCGAAGATGTAACAATGGCTTGGCAGGCGAAAAGCGAAGACGGAACTATTTTCGTTTCAACTGCGGAAGAATTAACTGAAGGGGTGGACGTAAGCGTCCTTACTGAAGATGGGACGACAATTTTATTGCCAATCGGAACTTACAAGACTGATACAGGAGTTACTTTTGTGGTTTCTGAAGAAGGGGTTGTGGATTCTGTATCTGAAAGCGAATCTGAAGAAGAAGTAGTTGAAGAAGAAATGGAATTAGCTGAAGAAGCTGATGTAGCTGATTGGGCAGGTATGGAAAAGCGAATTGAAAATCTAGAAATAGCGGTCAGTAAGCTAAAAGAAGATAAAGACGGAGGAGATGATGAGGTTGAAGAAATGGCTGAAGAAGTTGTTGCACCTTCTACAAATCCTAAATCTATTAAGACTACAGAAGTAGTTGAGTTCGCAGAATTAAAAGCAGAAAACGAAAGACTAAAGACTGAATTAGCAGAATCTCCTGCATCAGCTCCTTTAGATACAAATAAATTTAGTTCAGAAGCTACTAAGGTTTCTTTATCTAAAAGAGAAATATCAAAAATGACAAAAAGGGAACAATACCTTTATAATTTATATAACTAAAATAACTAAAAACAAAAAAAATTATGGCTTTAGCAGTAACATCAAATTACGCAGGGAAGGCAGCAGGATTTTACATCTCGCAAGCACTTCGTTCAGCAAACTCTATGGAGTTTCTAACAATGATAGAAAATATTAAATATAAAAGCAACATACAAAAAATGTCGGCTGCTTCTATGGTTCAGGACAGTACGTGCGATGTAAACTTAGCAGGAACACTTACAATGACTGAGGCAATTCTTGAGCCTAAGAACTTAATGATTCAGTCAGATTTATGTAAGCAAACTTTACTTTCTTCTTGGGAAGCTTTACAAATGAGAGCAGGAGCAGGCGCACCACCACCACCATCTTTCAATGACTATGTAATTTCTTATATGGGAGAAACTATTGCAGATGCAACAGAAACTTCTATTTGGGGTGGAAATAACGCAACAGCAGGAGAATTTACAGGATTTGTAACAGGAGGAGCAGTTGGTAGATTAGTACAAGCAGGTAATACTGTAGTTGATGTAGCTAACGTAGCAGGAGCAGGAACAGCTTACTCAGCAGCTAACATTATTGAAAACTTACAAAACTGTACAGCAGCTATCCCTACAACAGTTTACACAAAAGAAGACCTTTACATCTATATGAGTCCTAAGTCTTACAGATTATACATTTCAGCTATCTCTACTTTAGGATATGTGAATGCTTACTCTATGAATGGAGACTATGATGCAGTTTTTGAAGGAATAAAAATCGCCGTTTGCAACGGAATGACTAACGATACTTTAGTAGCAGCAGAAAGAAGCAACTTATTCTTCGGAACTGACTTGTTAAGCGACCAAACTTCAAGAATTGACCTTTTAGATATGTCTACTTTAGATGGTTCAGATAACATTAGATTATTAGCTCGTTATAGTGGAGGTGTTCAAGTAGGTATTGGAGCTGACGTTGTACTTGTATCATAATTAAATAAATAATACGGAAGGAGGGGGTAAAACCTCTCCTCCCTTAACCTAAAAAAATAAAAAAAATGGCTTGTGGAATCTTATCAAAAGGTAGAGGGCTCGACTGTAATAGAATCAGTGGAGGAATAAAATTCGTTTATTTCGGAGTTTACGACCAATTTACAGCACCAATAGAAACAGTAGGACTTCCTGTTACAGCAGGAGAAGTTACTGACTTAGAAATGGGTTCAAATGACTTATACAGATACACAATGCCTTTAGGTGTTGCTAGTCTTACAGATACAATCGTGGGTTCGAGAGAAAATGGCAGTATTTACTATACGCCTTCTTTGAGTGTAATTCTTAACAGACTTACAAAAGAAGACCAAAACCAAATCAAACTATTAGGAGCAACTAAACTTGTATGCTTTGCTCAATTAAACGCAACTTTACCTTCAGGAACAGATGTTATTGTTGCTTTAGGAGTTACTAATGGAATGGAACTTAATGCAGGAACTATGGACTCAGGTGCAGCTTGGGGAGATAGAGGAGGATATACTCTTACTTTTGACGGAATGGAGGCTTCTCCTTTTCCAATGGTAGCAGACTATCCAATAGCAACAGGACCTTTCACAAATGCAGGGTTTAATTTTGGTTCAATAGTTACATCTTAAATTTCTTATCTGTTTTCTTATAATCTTAAAAGGG